CAATTATCGCCCCGAGAGGAGAAAGTGATCCGCCAGCGCTTTGGTCTTGATGGTGAGGAGAAAACGCTTGAGGAACTCGGTCGTGATCTAAATGTCACGCGCGAGCGTGTGCGGATGATCGAGGCGCGCGGATTAAGGCACTTGCGGAAACATAAGGCGCTTCTCGCTCTGAGGTGAGAAAACATGACTGCCCTGGAATCCCTCGCCGAGCGTTATCGCTTGAAGATCCGCCGCGACGAATGCGGCGATCCGATCATACCGGGACGCCGGGGCCTCCTGTACTTCGATGCCGGCAGGCTATGCCTGATGATGCTGAATGCCCGGCCCGTGCAACCCCGGCGTTTACGGGAACTGGTAGGCGACGGGACTTTCTGGCAAGGCGACATCTCACGGACCCCGGAGGGGCGCAGAGCGCAGGACATTCAGGCTTGGGGGGTGCCTCCAAAGGCCGCGATCAAGTTGGCAGGAGTCAAGCGTCGGCGGGTGCTGTCCGAGAGCCAGACGGCGGCCAATACCGCCCGCCTGGCGGCGTCCAGGCAGGCTGGTAGAATCGCCGGGGTCTCGTCTAGCGCGCAACGCCACGCGCTAGAAACGCACGGGGGCGCCTAAGCTATGCTCCAGCCTGTCTCAGGGTCAGGGAACGCGCCACAGGGCCGAAATGGGCGCACCACGACCGCCAAGGGCTATGTCCGGCTCAAGGCCGGCCCCTTCCGCGACCACTACGAGCATCGGATCATTATGTGGGTTTCATTACAAATCTACTGCCCTGAATGGCTGGTGCCTCGACTGAATGGCGACGGTCTCCCCTCGGGGTTTCACGTCCATCACATCGACGGCCGGCGGGCGCACAATTGCCCGCAGAACCTCATGCTGCTCGATGCAACGATCCACGACTACCTGACGCTGGAGGGGATCAGGCGGCGACGGCTGGCGCGACAACTGGAGACCCTGAGATGCCTGACGAATTAAGCGTTCTCTCGATTCTCCATATCCGTAGCAACAATTCCCGTTCTCCGTGCTCTGTGCTGTACAGCGCTGTTGGTAGGCGGGCGTAGCTGGCCAGAAGCAGAGAAACCTTCAGTACGCCGCATCAACACATTTTGCTGGTGGGATGCCGATGGGGGTGATCTTCGGCAAAACGCAGAGCGGTATGGCGTGCTTGTTCGGCAGCAGGGCCTCTCCCAGCCATGAGGACCATCCACGGGCATATTTTGTATTTGCACCGTCCGTGATGGTGATTCTCTGATTGGGCATAGGCGCGTTGATGTTGTACCAGACAACCCGCGCCTTCTTCGTTTGCATCCGAGCCATTTATGGCACCGTAAGCAGGATCCCTCCGGCGAGGCCGTTGATTCCTACACTTGTACCAGTGTTGTTGTGAGTGTAATTCAGCCAATTGCGACCGTCATACATGGGGATGGTCGGCGAAGTCAGATCCATGGTGAGCGTGTCGCTATAAGCTTGTGCCCCGAAAAATTGCCCGACGATTTTAGCCATCGCCGCCTCACCCGTCAGACCCCAGCCGAGGAGCGGCTCTGACAGCGTGCCGTCTTCATTGCTAAATAACGCTCGGTCGTGGTCCCCGCTTGCTCTCACTATCGCTGAAGTCGGAAGATAGATGCGTCCTGCCCCGAATGGGCTGGCAATGCCTGTCTGCCGGAAGTAGTTCTGATTCCAACAGAAGAATGCGTTGGCGCCGGTGCCATGTAGTCGATTCCGCAAATTCACGGAGCTTGTTGTACCCTCTATACCATCCGCTATCATATAAAAAGCCTGCGCCGTCTCACCTAGATTGATATTTCCGACGATCGCGCTGCCGTCATAAATTGGATCAGACGTTGAGTTCTTGTCCAGACTGTACCTGTTGTCATCAATCTTTGTGATCGTGCTCAAGCCGCGAACACTCGGCATGTTGCCGCCAACAAGATAGACCTGCTGCGCAGTCAGATATCCGTGCGCGGGCTGAGTAACCACGGCGTTGACCGCGTTGCTGATGTCCGCAATTGGTTTCGGAGAAGTTGGCGGATTGATGTACAGTGTTCCTGTTTGAAATGCATTCCCACGTTGGCTGACACTATCGTTCCCGAGAACGAATGGCCACAGCTGATGAGGGTTAGCGATGACCTTCACTTGCTTGCCGCACAGAGTGACAATCCGCGCGCCTATATCCATGAAAATCGTGTCATCATCGACGGCATAAGGCTGGAAATCAACAGCGCCATTGCCATAGCCGAAATCCCCAGGACCATAGAAGCCCAAGCCATTCCGGCCCGGATCGCTGACTAGCAGGCGGTACTGCATGCCTTGACTGGTTTTGACCGACTTGTACATAGTTGCTCCACGCAGCCGGCCAACCGTAGCGGGATTTGATTGAGACCAGACGACAGCCAGAGGAGTTGCTGTTCTTGTAACGGTGATCTTGTTGCTCGGGTCCGAAATAACAGCCGTAACCAAGGAGCTGGTGCTATTGATGGCGTTGACCAGTTGAGTCATATATTGAACTGGTATCCAAGGAGGAGGCACCCCGACGATCACTTCCACAACGTCTGGATCAACAGGGGGAGGCACGCTTGCTGTCTCCTTGAAAATATAACGTTTGAAAGCTGTGCCCACCGTGTCGCTAAAAGTAGAAGTGCCGCAATCATAAAGCCTATGGTGAATATTGATGGAGTCGTCACTCAGCATAGAATTCGGCATTGTCCAAACGGCGCTAGTCGGGAAGTTAGTCTTCGTCCATCCCAGGGAAAGCAGGAGTCCGTCAATAGCGCTTAGGAACTCCTGCACCCGATCACAAGCGAGTTCCACATATACCTGCGGGTCCTTATAGACTAACCCCATTGGCTCACCTTTCCGCAATCAACCGGAACGTGATAAAGACAGTCACGTGCTGCCCGGAGAATACCGATCCGACTTTCAGCACCCGGCCGGTAATGATGTCGCCCTCCACTGCTTGCAATGGAGATTGCGCGAACGTCGAGAACGTCACCACGCTGCCCGTGCCATTCGGGATGACAAGTTTCTCAGATCCGAAGATGGATGCGCCGTTGAGAAAAAAATCAAACTCCATCTCACTGCCGATGGGCGGCTCGGTCGCAATTGCGAATACCGCAATGGCTTGGCCTGCGGCTTGCCATGTCCAGATATCCTTGTAATCAAGTTCCTGCGGGACTGTCGGGGGATCGTCAATGCAGATGTTGAATGCGATGCGAACTTCGCCGGCGGCTGCCTGCTTCTTCGCCAAGCAATTAAAAAACATGATCCAGGGCCAGGTCAACTTGCCGACTTCGCCGTTTGCATTCGGTTCGGCTACGGACGCCCCCGTGAGCAAAGGCGTGGTGATGGGCACCACGCACTTGGTAGGCACGTTCACATCAGCCATCTACGGCTCCGTTCCGCCAACCACGTTCAGGTAGGCATTGATAAAGCGCACGGCCCCAGTCTCGATGAGTGTCACACGGTAAACTCGATCCCTTGAGCGTCCAAGCTGATTCCATTTGTAGCGGCTCGGACTCTCTCCGCTCGGATTGATCGTGTAAGGACCCTGCGTGAAGGTCCGCCCACCGTCATTCGAGTACTCCAAGGTCATAGGAGCTGTGGTCGGTTCAACCGACAGGGCCAGAGAAGCATGCTTGATCCAGCGGTCGCCGTCTGAAATATGCGGCGCCGTCCGCCGGTACATCCGTGGGTCAGTATCATCCCGCGTCCACTTGAGACCAAGCTGGTAGATAATGCCGCTGTTCCAGGCCCCGGCGAAAGTAATGGGAGTGGCGCTGCCGCCCCCGAAGTTAGCCAGGGTCGCCACGCAATGATACAGTGGGCGTTCGAGAGTTACGCCATCGGCTTTCAAGTGATACCGCTCATGCCACATCCCGGTGGTCAGATCATAAACGAGCGCCGAACCGTTGGGGTTGCCTGCCGTGGCAGGAAAGGTAAGCATGTAAAACAAATGCCCTTCCTCTTCATAGGTCAGGGCCGTAACCTGTGTGAGACCCGCTGATCCCAGTTGGTAGCTGGCAATCAAGTCCTCGATTGCCGGCGGGCTGATACGCACCGGGAGCAGGCCATCATTTCGGTACACGGCTCCGAAACCGCGCTCGCTGGCGGCCAGCCATATGATGATGTTGCCGACCTTCTGGATCGAATACTGCGCGAGCACGCCCATATTCATCGTGGAGCCAGGAATGCGTTCAAACGGAAATGGCGAGCCGCCTACATTGTGCCAGACCTCAAGATTCTTTGAAGAGAAGATCCAGAGTTGCCCATTCACCTGCACGATGTTCATGCCCAGATCAGGAGTACCGCTCCGGTCGGCAAATGCCAGTGCCGGCCACGTCGATAAATCCAGTTGCGCGGAAACGCGCAGACGGTTCTGTTCGGTCCCTGGCGATCCCAAGGCAACATAAAAGCTGTCCAGAAACTCCAAGGCCCAGGCTTCAAAGAGAACCTGCGTGATTCCAGTCCCGCTAAGTCCAGTCCCGATTTTGAAAATGGCGGGGACGCTTGAATCCATCAAGCCGAGTTCCGCGTTGGAACTATTTGTGCCTCCAGCAAAAAACTGCACCGGGCTGATTCCGTCACTACCCGGAATAACGCCGTAATCCGTGATAACCGCGCCGGCAGCACTGACTTCGTAGACGTGTTTACCTCCTACGGCGAATAAGCGACCGACGCCGGGCCAGAGAGAGCGCACCGGGCTCTCCGGGAGTGTCATCCAGTGGATAACTCCGGGCGCTTGGATCAGGGCAAACTTGCTTTTTGATGTTGGACTGCCAGCCTCGGGATAGAGATTGATGGCTCTGGAGGCGTCTAGAATCTTGGAGGCCGCCTGGTAGGTCGGTCCACAGAATCCGAACTCCGGAACAGTCGGCACACTCTACGACTCCTCACTAAACTCTACATCAATCGTCAAAACCGTGCCGGCAGGAACGGCTGCCCCGTTCCAGTTAAGAGCCAAGGCCTGAGCGACGCCCCGAAGAACCACAGCCCGGCTGTTGCGGGTGCCGAAGTCGAAGACAATCTCTCCGGCCGCGCCCGCCGCACCGAGATTGAGAGTCTTGGCTCGCACCAACCCTATGCTTGTCCCGAGTCCAGTAGGGTTCACGCTGTAGGTGCTGACCACTGCCGTGGCCGCCGCATCGTTGGAATCATGCGGCGCGATCGTTAGGGTAGACGTAGTCCCGCCGGTGTTCGCACTGCTCCGTTTGATGAGTTGAATGCCGATGCTGGCGGCGGCGGTGGCAATGCCGGTGACAGTCACACGGAGGACACGGACAGTCTTGCTAGCCGAACCGATAATCGTCCAGAAATCTGTCGGGGTCGCAACAGGCGTGAATCCTATTGTACCTGCCGAAAACGTAGGCTTGGTGCCTTCGGTATTGACGACCGGAACTCCGGTGGTACCTGCTGCCGCCCGCGCTAGATCGTAGGTGCCCGCCGGGTTGAGGACAAGGCCAACAGACTGAACCAGCCCGGCATAGAGACCAGCGAGGGTCCGCGCATCAATCGCAGTCAGCGCACTCGCATAGGCGGCAGCCGATGCCGGGTCCCCCCAAAGAATGATTTGCCGCTCGTTAGCGCCTACTAGTTTGCTGTCAATGGGCATGTCTATCCCGCCATCCTCAGATTTCCGCTCCGATAGTTGAAGTAGCTCGAATCACTGACCGCCCCAAGTCCTCCGGGCGCATCCGAGTACAGCTTCTTTGTTGGCGAGTTATGCGCCTTGAGAATTGCTTTCAGTTCCCGTGATCGCGCCACTACCATATCGAGCCGCCCCTGTCGCATCTTGTCAGGGATCATAGGAGCCAGGGCCACGGCCAGATTGTGACGGATCGCATCATCGTAGCCGTCCGGAAACGTGTAATTCGTCGTAGCGATATCGGCGAAGCGATCCAGTTGCGCCCAGGAGAACAATTCGAGTTGATAGGCGAGCAACGGCGCCGGCCACAGGTTGATCGTCCCGTTCGGCAGAGTCGGGTCGTAGTAGAGCTTGAGGGGCAGGCTGTTGGTGATCGCCCGCACGCGGATGGCCGCCCATTCGCTCGAATCGCGCAGAATCTCGAGCGGCAAGCGCACGGCCGGCGTTGTCTGCTGTAATATCAAGTTTGCATCCTTGATGTAGGTCGGGCGCGGAGCATTGAACGTGGCGCCAGATCCGATTGTATAGGCTTGCACGTTGACGCTGAGAGTGAAGATATCGGCGCGAATGGCGAACACCAGCAACGATTCATTGCGCCAAGTGCCGATCATGTCGTTCAGAGCGTCCAACCCGTCAGATTCGAGATCCGCTGGCAGGCTCATGCCTTGACGGGCGTAGCCGAGTAACCGACAGGCGCGGTAAATCACTTGACGGGCCGTCATGCCGCCACCGTCGCTGCACGCGATACCAGTCCAGAGTGCTCCGAGTTTAGATCGTAGAGAGTTGCCAGCGCCATCGCTAACTGCTCTTTAGATTCCGGAGAGAAGGCAACGCTGTACTCCGGCGCCAGCATGCGCGCCAGTTCTAATCGCAGGGCCAGTTCATGTCCAGGCAGGAGCGTGAGAGAAGTTGTAGCATCGGCGAACTGCGCTAGAGCGATCCAGTTGGCAATCTCGATGGTGCCTCCCAGGGGCTTTGGGGCCACGTAGACTTTGCCGGTAGGATTCCCCCGGTCATAAAACAGGAACGCCACTTTGTAGCTGCTGCCCTCTCGATCCGGAATCGCCTCCCACTCAGCCACGTTTTGAAGCACTTGCACGGGGCTGCTCGGGCCGGCCGCTAGCAACAGTGTCGCCGCGTTGATCCTCACTGGTCTGGCTATGTTGATGGTTTGCGCTGGTCCGATGGTGTAGTTATTGGTCCCCGAGACCAAGGGGAAAGTGGTCAGCAGTTCTGAGATCACCATCTTGCCCTCGCTTGACCAATTGTCCAGAATTTCGTTCGCCGCAATCAAGGCATCGGCGAGTTGGGCTGCCGACAGTGACCCGCCGGAATCCATGATTCCCAAAGTACGGGCAGCGGCATTGGCGATGGTGGTTAGCGATGGCATTCAGCGTTTGTCTTTCTTATTGCGCTTCAGCGGCTTCGGTTCTGGCTGTGGCGCCGCTTTCTTATGCGCCTCCTCCTCCAAGCGGTTCTGGACAATGCGCCTTTGGCCGTTTCGATCCGTGATCCACTTCGGATACTCCTGAAAATCGGCCATGTTATCACTTACGGGGCTAGGCCGCCGACCCGGTATCCCGACCGGGGCCGGCGGTCCCGCCCCTTCGTCTAGTGGACGACGGTACCGAGGCTATAAGCCGTGTACGCCTCGTTTCCTGAGTCCACCCGAGTCAAGCGCACCAGGAAGGTCTTGCTGTTGTTCTGGGCGATGGTCATGGTTCCGCTGTCGGTGCCTCCCGTACCAGATGCCACCGTGATCGTCTCGGCGGCATCCGCTGTATTCCGAATCGTGAATGTGAAACTCGATCCGACAGTGGCCCCCGGCATAGCTGCTACAAGCAGCGCCGCCGTGGGCAAGGTATCGGTGCGCGCCCCTCCAGCCGGGTCACGGAGAATCAATCCGCTTAGAATCTGCCCAGCCGTCAGGGTCAGATTACCGGCCGTAGCCAGCGTAACCGGGAAGGTACTCGGGTAGAAGAGACTGGCGCTGTACTCCGAGCTGTAGCGGAATCCGCATTGGCCGAAACCGACGGCCCCTCCGCAC